ATGGTGATCGCCGACGCCGGGTTGGCGAACGAGACCGCTGCGGCGGGCTTCATCGGCCGCATCCCGGTGCGCAACATCTGGCTCCTGATGCTCTACGCTTCGGACCTGTTCCGGACCTCGGGCCGCACGCGCGTCGACGCGGAGCACAACCCGGACGAGATCGCCGATCTCGTCGCCGAGCTTCTGGCGCAAGCGGTTGAGGAACGCCAGCGCCGACAACTGAGCCTCGGTTACCGTCCGCGCAGTGCCGACCTCTCCCGGGTACGGGGCCGGATCGACGTCCTGCGCACGGAGCGCCGACAGCTGCTCGCGCGCGGCGCCGTGGCGTGCCGTTTCATGGAGCTCAGCGTCGACACGCCCCGAAACCGCTTCGTCCGCGGCGCGCTGGAGGCGGTGGCGCGACTGGTCGCACGCCCCGAGCTCCGCCATCGCTGCCGACGGCTGGCGGCGGACATGCAGGCGCTCGGCGTCGCTGGAGCGATGCCGTCGCGAGCCGAGCTCAGCGCGGACCGCATCGGCCGCCATGACGCCGCGGATCAACAGATGCTGGCGGCCGCGATCCTGGCTATGGACCTTGTTTTGCCGACTGAACGGGCGGGGCCACGGCCCCTGCCGATGCCGGATCGAGAGGAGCAGTGGGCGCGGCGACTGTTCGAGCGTGCAGTCGGCGGGTTCTACCGGACTGTCTTGCCGCCAGTGCGATGGCATGTACGAACTGGCAGCTGCCTCGACTGGCCGCTCGATTGGTGCAGCGAGGGCGCGCGGGAAATCCTGCCGGGCATGCAGACCGATATAGTGCTCGACGATGAGGTGGCGGCGCGGCGCATCGTAATCGATACCAAGTTCACCGGGATCGTAACGGCGGGCTGGCGGCGCGAGGCGACGCTGCGCAGCGGATACCTTTACCAAGTCTACGCCTATCTCCGCTCGCAAACAGGTCGGGGCGATGCGCTGGCGGACCACGCCGAGGGCGTGCTGCTGCACCCAACGATCGGAGAAGCGATGGACGAAGCCATTTCTGTGCACGGACATCTCATTCGTTTCGCCACAGTCGATCTCGCAGCAGACGGCGCGGCCTTTCGTCGGCAACTTCTCAAGCTTACTGGTCAGTTCGAGGGCCAGACGCCCCCTGATGAAACGCCAGCACGCTAGCGGCGTGCAGCTTGCCGGAGAGTACAAAGTCAGCTGCCTCTCTCAGCCGATCTTGCAGCCCCAGAAGGACGTGTGATCGGCGGCGAAGTAGCCGTCTGCGACCCGGAAATACCCCTGCAGCTCGACGGTATCGCCCGCGGTCAGCGGCACCATGGTCTGCAGCCAGATCGCGGTAGCGAGAGAGACATGGGTGGCGGAGATTTCGCCGAGGGAGCCGCGGATTTCCGTCGTTCCGTTCAGCACGAGCCGCCCGCGCATGCGCGCGGTCGTGCTGGCATTGACCTTGTACATAAGCGTCGCGCCGAAGAGATAGGTGCCGTCCACCGGCACCACGAACCAATTGTTCGCGGCGTCGAAGGCGCCCTGATCGTTGTAGTCGGTGTTGTTCAGGCCGATCTTCGTCCAACTCCCGACGCCGACATAGTTGTCGTAGTTGGTGTACGCCTTGAACCGAGGCAGGCGCGGCTGGTCGACGATGCCGGTGGCGTTGTCAACGTTCAGACCGTCGAAGAAGGTGCTGCCGTCGGCCGAGACCGCGAGGCGGAAGCGGTCGGAGCCGAAGAGCCCCACCAGCGCCTTGGTCACGAACCCGGTCTGCAGCGTCAGGCCCAGATCGTCGCCCGCAGCCTCCTTGTTCATGGTGTAGAACAGATCGCCGGTCCCGCCCTCGGCCAAGGTTTTCGCCGTCCAGAGCGCGGCGTTCAGCTTGGCCGAGAACGGGTTAGACGCATCCGCCGTCGTGCCGAGCCCCAGCAGCGCAAGGTTCTGTAGCGCGGCCGGCGTGGTCCCGACCCAGCCCGCGCCGTCATAGACCAGCAGCAATCCTTCGTCCTCGACCCACGCCCGCCAGCCAGTACGCGGCGGCAGACGCAGCCATGCGCCGTCGGTCCAGAGCGCGAGGTTCAGGTCCCAGCCCGCCCAGTCGCCCGTCGCGCCCGATCCCACGATGTAACGGTCGCCATCGGCCGGGCTGGCAGGCGGCGCTGTCAGGTCCCGGTCGAGGACGGAGAGCTGGACGATCCCGTCGAGGAACCGCAGCGCCTCGTTGTGGGTGACATGCTTCTGGGCCTGCGCCGCCAGGATGAAGGGCAGCAGCAGATGGGTCGTGGCATCGGACATGTGATGGCCTTCAGAACGTGAGGGTGACGGTCTTGGACGCGCCCCGCCCGACGAGGGCGGAGAGCTGGTAGATGCGGACGTCGAGCGTGTCGCCGGGGGCGAGCGGCGCGCCCCAGTCGGCGGTCTGCTGGGCCGAGGCGTAGACCGCGCTGGTGGTGCTCGCAGGCAGCACGCGCTTCACGGCGGCACCGTCGAGGATCTCGACCTCGTAGGCCTCCAGTTCCTCGGCCAGCGGAGCCTCGAGCCCGCCCCAGCTGTCGGCGGACAGCGCGCGGGACCGGCGTTTCCAGCGGATCGTCAGATCGCCGGGCGTACGCGGCGTGCGCCACGGCTGCTCGACATGGGCGACGGAGAACGGCCGCAGCCCCACGCCCACCGGCGTGAATGCCTGCGCGACATAGGTCTCGTCGCTGACCGAACGGCTCGCCGGGCCGACGCGCCAGTTCCACGGGATGCCGAGGTCGGCCTCGGCGATCGGCAGAGACGCCAGCGCGGTGTCCAGTACGACGACCCGCGCGCCTGCCGGAGCCGGATTGCCCATGGCACCCTCGGTCCCTCGCTGACCCCGCAGCAAGCGGGTCAGCCGATACCGGCCGGGCGCCAGCAGCTCGGCCGCACCCGCCTGCACGATCTCCCAGACGCCCGGCGCGCCCTCGATAGCCAGCGCATTGGCGCCGCCGAACAGGGTCAGGTCGGTGACGCTCTCCAGCGTGCCAGTCAGCAAGTCGACCACCAGCGCATTGCCGAGATCGAAGCGCGAGGTGGGGCCTGCGAAGAAGTCGGAGACAAGAGCCCCGATCCGGGCGCGACTGCCGAACGTGGTCAGCAGCTCGAACCCATCCGTCGAAGGACTGCGAAACACCGCCATCTCGCCCGGCCACGGCACGGCATGCGCCGCTACCATCGGCCGATGCGCGGGCTGGTCCTCGGTCAGCTGCGGCAGGTCCATCAGCACCGCATCCGGCGCGCCGAACACCACGGCCCGCGTCAGCGACGCCGGGCGGGGATCGCCGGGCGGCAGGTCGTACGTCGCGCGGTCCTGGCGGACCGCCTCGATGCCGCGCGCTTCCGCATCGGCGATGGAGACGAGCCGCAGATCGACCAGCCGTCCGTCATGCGCGAACCGGATCGCATCAGCCGGATCGAGCGCGAGCCGCGAGGGCGGCAAACGGAATGCCGCCGACTCGCGCCCGACCCACGCCTCCATCAGCGCGCGGCGGCAGCGGCGCTCGGCTTCCTCGGGCGGCACCGCCATCGGGAAGGACTCGGAGGCGATCCGCGTCGTGTCCACGGTGATGCGCCGCGCCTCGACGAGGGCCGCGTCGTAATCCTCGTCCGCCCGTGCGACCTGCCACTTCAGCGCCTGCGGCAGTTCGGTCTCTTGGCCGCGGGTCAGTTCGAGGATGTCGCCCTCGCGGGCGGCCACCAGATCGTCGGGCGCTAGGTTGGCGACGGAGGCCCGGCCGCGCATGATGAAGCGGATCACCCCCTCGGTCTCGACAGCGTCGAAGCCGAAATGCCGCGACAGCGTCGTGATCGATGCGCGCGGGCTTTCGAGCGCCGTGATCGCGTAGCCTTCGACCGCGCCCCAGAGGCCGGAGACGTCGATCCGGGACTCGGGCAGCCCGGCGCGCAGACAGAGATGGCGGACGAGCGCCGCCAGCGACACCGCCCCGAGCCGCCCGGTCAGCCAATGCCCAAGCCGCCAGTTCGCTCCGTCCGTCCAGACGTCGGTCAGCGCCGGGAAGAACGGATAGGGTCGCGCGTCCCAGGTCCAGGCGGCGCATTCCGGCACACGCACCATCCGGCCGCCGTAGACCGAGGACACCGGGTTGTTCGCGGCCTCGCCCCACCAGAGGTACGTCGCCTCGAGATAGGCGCGCTGGATCGCGTCGTCGCGCCAGCCCCGCGAGAAATGCGGCGTGAAGCTTTCCGAGGACTTCGGGTCGAAGAAGACGTTCGGCTGGTTCGTCCCTCGGTCGATGGCGGGACAGCCGAGCTCGGTGAACCAGATCGGCTTGGACTGCGGCGCCCACGCCGTCGGCGTGCCGCTTTCCACCCCGCCCGGGCGGTTGTAGTGTTCGTTCGACCACCAGGCGCGCAGATCCTTGTAGCGGAAGACCCACGGCTTGCTGGCGGCACCGTCGGTGATCGGCGTGCGGACCTGCGCGGATCGGTCCGCCGCGCTGGCGTAGAACCAGTGGAAGCCTTCGCCGCCCGTGATGTTCCCCTGCAGGTAGGCGCGGTCGTGGATCGCGGGCCAGCCCTCGGCTGCATCGAGATGCTCGAACCCGTCCCGCCAGTCCGATAGCGGCATGTAGTTGTCGATCCCGACGAAATCGATCTCCGGATCGGCCCAGAGCGGATCGAGGTGGAAGAACACGTCGCCGCTGCCGTCGCCCGGCTGGTGACCGAAATACTCGCTCCAGTCCGCCGCATAGCCAATCTTCGTCCCCGACCCGAGGATCGAGCGCACATCCGCGAGCAGGTCCCGATAGGCCTGCACCGCCGGATAGGTGCTGGCGCCCGAGCGGATCGTCGTCAGCCCTGGCATCTCGGTGCCGATCAGGAAGGCGTCTACCCCGCCCGCCGCCGCGCAGAGATGGGCGTAGTGCAGCACCATGCGGCGCAGGCCCCAGTCGCCCGATAGCCCGGTCCACGAAACCGACTGACCCGAGACGCTGAAGCTCGCAGGCGTCGCCGCGCCGAAGAGCGCCGCGACCTGGCTTGCGGCCGTGGCGGTCTTGTCCACGGTCCCGGCGAAACCGGCGGCGGGAGAACAGGTGATCCGGCCGCGCCAGGGGAACGCGGGCTGACCCGTCTCCGCGGCGCTGTCGGAATACGGGTTCGGCAGCGTGTTGCCGGGCGACACGTCCATCAGGATGAAGGGATAGAAAGTGACGCGCAGTCCGCGCGCCTTCATCTCCTGGATGGCCTGAACCACCGCGAAGTCGGACGGCGTGCCGCCATAGACCGGGCGGCCCTCTTCGTCGCGGCTGACGAGGAAGGCGCTGGCGCGGCTGACGCCATTGACCGACCAGCTGGCGGGCGTGGTCGATTTGGCCGACACCTCGACACCGGGCCGCACCTTGCAGGAGCCCGCGCGCAGATCGTCGCCGATCCATGCGACGACGAGGCTGACGCTCTCGACGGTCGGGGCCATGGCCTGAAGCCGATCGAGGGCCACGACGATGTCGGCCTCATCCGGCAGTGCGTTTAGGTTCTCGGATGATGTCGTCCCGCCTGTGGTCTGGCCGAAAACCGTGGTGGATGCCCCGACCGTCTTGCGCACGGCCTCGGTCGCATAGGTGAACTCGCCCGAGGCGGGGATCATGGTCACGGCCTTCACCAGCCCTTCGGCGGTATCGGGATCTGCGAGCGGCCGGAACACCTCGAACGAAAGCTGCGGCAGGCGGTTGCCGTAGGTGGAAAGCGCCAGTTCCTCGAAGACGACATAGGCGGTGCCGCGATAGGCGGGCGTGTTGGCCGACCCCATCTTCGCCGAAATGAACGGGTCGGCCCCCTGGGTCTCGTTCCCCGGATACCAGCGCCAGGTAATGCCGGTCATGTCGAGCGGCTTGCCATCGGCCCAGATGCGGCCGATGCCGGTGATCGGCCCCTCGCACAGCGCCACGGCGAAGCTGGCATAGTAGAGGTATTCCGTCGTCTGGACCCGACCGCCCCCGCCACCCTTGCCGCCGCCCTGCGTCGTGGTCTTGGTCTCCTCGCGGAAATCGGTGGCCCAGATAATGTTGCCGCCGATACGCATGCGGCCGTAAAGGCGGGGAATGATTGCGCCCTCGGTCGCGGAGGTGATCCGCAGGCTGTCGAGGCGCTGGCCCTCGATCTTCTGCGCCGGAGCCAGCGAAGATACGATCCAGCTGTCGACCACCGAACCGATGGTAGACCCGATGAAGCCGCCGATGGCAGCGCCAGAAAAGCCGAGGATTGCGCCGCCGAAGGCCCCACCAATGGCGGAACCGACGGCGCCGAGGACGAGCGTGGCCATTGCGAAAACTCAGGGTTCGAAGGGTTGTGGTGATCAGCGTGCGGGGAAAAGGAAGGCGAAGGCGATGCGCCGTCGCCATGTCGGAGTCAGCGGTTCCTCGATCACGCCGAGGCGTTCGTAGGCGTGGAGGAAAGTGTCGGGTCCGGTCAGGATACCGACATGCTTGGCGATGGCGCGTGGCACCATCCGGAACAGAACAAGGGCGCCCGGTTCAGCTGATTGCAGCGAAACTTCGGGCATCATCGCCCGCGCCCCGTCCGCCAGCACCTCGCGCGGGCCGGTCTCGCCCCAGTCCCGGCTGTAGGGCGGGATAGGGAACGGCTCCGGCCCCACAACTTCGCGCCAGACACCGCGCGCGAGGCCGAGGCAATCGCAGCCGACACCGCGCAGGCTCGCCTGGTCGTGATACGGCGTGCCCAGCCAGGACCGCGCGATGGCGATGACGCGGGTGGGATCGGCGGAGGTCACAGCACAGACCCCTCGTGCCCGCCATCCTTCGTGGCGTAGCGCAGGACCGCATCCTGGCCGGGAATGTGCGGGAAGCCCCTGAAGTTGGCGGTGTTGGCGAACTTCGCCCCGCAGGTCTCCATGCGCTTGTCGCAGCCCGCGCGGATGGTGAAGGCGTCGCCCTCGGCGATCGCGCGCACCGGCGCCTCGAGCAGTGTCAGGATCGCGACGCCGTCCGTGACGTCATGGCCCAGCACCTCGGTCCGCCGCCCCGCATTCGCGCCACTCGTCCAGTCCAGCGTGCCAAAGGTGAACCAGCCGGAGGCGAAGCCGCCAAGGCCCGAGGCGGTGAACGCACGGTCACGCAGCAGGTCGATGACGGCACCCGCGCCCTTGAAGGCGGGGTCCTCCAGATCGACGCCGCAGCGCGCGTCGCCAAGCGCAGCGTCACAGGTCCCCTGAAACGTCCGCCCGACCGTCTGGCCGAGGACATGCGCCAGCGAACGCACCTCGGCCACAAAGGCCAGCCGCCCACGCCGGATCTGCCCGATGGCGCCCCGGCGCACCAGCACGCGCTGGCTCGTATCGGCCCAGTTCACCCGCCAGACTTCGATGTCGGCGTTGTCCCAGCGGCCGTCGAGGATGTCGGTCTCGGTGATCCGGTCCGAGGTCAGCACCCCCTCCGCGTCCTGCGCATCGACGGACAGGTCCGAGCCCGAGCGGACCTCGGACGCCGTGAGCCCGCTTTCCGGCTCGAAGTCGGTGCCGTCGAAGCTGAGCGTCCGGTCATGGTCGGTGAAGCCGAAAGTGACGCCGTCGGCACGGGTGATGCGCCAGCACCAGGCGAGCGTCGTCGTGCCCTCGTCGAGATGCGCCTGAAGCTCGGGCGAGAGGGATTTCATCGGCAGGTTCCCGTCATACGGTCGTCGAGATCGGCGATCCAGTCGGCCCAGTCCGGCGGAACCTCCTCGGCGGTCTCTGCAGCAGGCCGGGCGAGCCGCGCCTCGGCGTAGGAGGCGCAGCCGGCGTCACCAGCGCCCATCATTGCGGCGCAGCCGGTCAGCAGGATCGCCAGCGCCGCGGCCATCGCGAACCGCATCCCGCCCGCGCTCGACACGCTTGTTCTTGTCTTCCATCGCATCGCTTTCCGCCTCCCGTTTGCCAGCGTGCTTTCCTTCCACGCGCCCCCAGACCCGGCCGAGGACGACGCCCCCGACTGCGCCCAGAGCCGCGACCAGCCAGATGAGGAGTTCAGCCATCGTCCCGCTCCCCGCGCGCGGCGGCGACGCAGAGGGCGACGACGAAGACGCCGAGAAAGCCGCCCACGAGCAGACCTGCGAGGAACTCAAGCATCGCCGCGGAACCCCCGCTCGATCCGGTCGCGCAGGCCGATCAGGCCGAGCCCGAGGAACATGAGCCCCGCGGGCGAGGCATCGCCCGAACCGGCGAGCAGCGCGACGAGACGGGAGAGTTCCCCGAGCGGCCCGGTGGAAGGCAATGCGAGGGAGGCGATGCCGGTGAGCATGGCGAGAAGTCCCGCCCACCAGGTGAGCGAGTTGGGTCGGACGTAGCGCATGAGTCAGGCCCTCCGGATCAGGGTGGAGAAGAAGGCGGCCAACCGGGCGAGCCAGCCGTTCGGCGCGGTGGGTGAAGGAGCGAGGACCGGAGGCGTCGGCGACGGCCCGCGAGCCAAGGCCAGAGCCTCATCCTCGGTCAGGCGACGGATCGGTCGCGAGAAGTCCACCCGGCCCGTGCGATCCACGGACCAGACCGGGATGGTTCCGCCGGGATAGCGACCATGGCGGAACAGGTCGCGCTCCGCCTCCCGGCGCGGAATGATCGATGCCGGTCGCCGCCAGTTGAGAAACGCGTCGGCGGCCGCAACGCGATTGCCGGCATTGAGGTGCCGGGTCAGTGCAGCCTTGGCGATGCCGCCGGTGTTGTAGTGGAAGCTAACCAGCGCATCGAACTCGTGCGGCGCCAGCGGCACCTTCACGGCGCGCAGGACAGCGGCCTCGTAGCGGGCGAGGTCGGCATGGAAGACCCGGAACGCCTCGCGGATCCCGGCGTCGAGATCGGCGGGCATGCCGCGCGGCATCGTGGACGTATCGGGCTCCCCGGCGGCAGCCGTGTGGCCGATGCCGAAGGTCCAGACCTGTTTCACATCGAGATAGGGTCCGGGCACGAGTCCTTCGTGCCGGACGAGGGCCAGAAGGCCCCGGTCGGTCATGTGCATGGGATTACCGGAGAAGCGAAAGGACGAGGATCAGTGCCGCGACGGCAAGGCCAATGCGCAGGCGATGGGCGAAAGCCTGCCGTGGATCGGAAGGCTCGCAGCGGAGGGAGCGCGCGAGGCGAATGAGCTCATTCATCGCCGCGGCCTTCGTTGGCGCGGCGGAGGCGGGCGAGCAGCATCTCGATGAAGGCCGGTCCGAAGACCCCGACGAGATAGGCCGCCGAACCCGCCGCTCCGCCTGCGGGGATCGCCTCGGGCGGCAGACTGAGCCAGGCGGTGATCACGGCCATGGAGAGGCTGCCCATCCCGGCGGCGATCAGCCCGCCGAGCAGGATGTGCCGCAGCGCATCGCGCAGCCGCATCTTCGTGGTCAGTGCGTTCGTGGCGCCGCCGAGCGCGCCCCAGGCGGCGAGGATCACGGCGGTCGAGGCCGCGAGCTCGCGTAGGACGGCTGCGACGAAGCTGCCGGTGTCGTTCATCGCCGGATCTCCAGAAGCGGAATGGAGGTGATCGAGCCGAGCCGCTCGAGGTCGAGCGTCACGTCGAGCGCGTCGGTGTCGAAGCGGACCGGCACGTCGAACTCGAAGCCCGCGGTGATGGCGACGCCGGAGCCCGGGGCGGCGCCGAATGTGACGACGCCGGTGGTCGTGTCGACGGACCACCCACTGAGCTGCTCCGCGCCATCGAGGGCGACGCGCACAGTGGCAGCGACCGGCTTGGTGATCGTCCGCACCCATGTCTGGCTGCCCGAGGCGTAGCGCTTCACCAGCTGGAAGGCGGTCGTCGCGCCGTCGCCGGTGCCAATGAGCTGGTCAGTCGGCGCCGGTGTGCCCGAAGGCAGACAGGACTTGTGGTCGCCCCAATCCTTGAACCGGAAGCCATGCAGGCGGCCGTTCCGCGCCTCGAAGAAGGCGACAACGGCGGCGAGATCGTCAGCGCGGCGGATGCCGTAGGCGACATCGTAGCGGCGGCGCGAGTTGGCCCAGCTGGCGTTGCGCTCCTCGTCGCCAGAGGCGAGCTCGACGATCTGCGTGCGCCGCTCCGGCCCGCCCCGCGCGCCGCGGCTGATATTGTCTGGGAAGCGGACCTCGTGAAACGCCATCACATGCCCCTCCGCCCGAGCGACACGGCCCGTGCGATGTCGGCCGCGACCTGGGTGCGGGACTGCCGGAAGCTCTCTGCGTCGCGGGCCATGATGGTGACGTTGACCCCGCCGCCCGTGCCGTAACTCTGGGCTTCCCGCCGCGACAGCACGCGCTCGCCGCGCTGCAGGATCGCGGGCACCTCGTCGTGGCGAAGCCCAGCCATGCCGCCGGAATGCATCCGTGGCGCGGCGGCGAAGGTCATGGCCGGGACCTTACGCGAGGGCCCGGCCGATCCGACGATCCCCCCCGCGTGCAGGACGTTGGCGAAGATCCCGCCCGCCCCGGAGAGCGCGCCCGAGAGCGCGTTGGCGATGGGACCGAGGATGAATCGCCGCGCCGCCAGTTTCGCCAGATCGGCGATCAGCGAGGTCACCAGATCACGGAAGTTCAGCTTGCCGGTCCGCACGAACTGGCCCACCGCGTTCTCGGCAGACTGGAAGGCGCCGACAAGGCTCTGGCCGATGTCGCCGCCGATCTCGCGCGCCTTGCTGGCGTAGTCGGAGAGCGCGGCCGTAACCGCCTGCCAGCCGGTGACCGCGGTCTCCACATTGGGCTCGGCTGCGGCAGCAGCGGCGCCTGCGGCGGCACCGGCATCGGTCGCGGCCTGTCCGGCGCCGTCGAGCGCGGTCTCGAAGCGCTCCGCCGCCGCCGTGGCCTCGGCCAGAGCATCGGCCCCGTCCTCGTCGGTGCCGCGCACGGCGTCGCGCAGCGCCTGCCAGCTCTCGAGCGGGGCCCGGGCTCCTTCGGCCAGATCGCGTGCGGCCCCACGGTAAAGGTTCGCGGACTCGAGCGCGCGGTTCGCCGCGTCGGTCAGACCGAGATCGGGCGCGGTGAGCGGGTTGTCCTCGAACGCCCGATCGAACGCCGACTGCGCCGCTGTCGTGGCAGCGCTGGCTGCGCCCTCGAAGCGGTTCTCGATCTCGCCGAGATCGAGGTTGGGCACCAGCGAGATTCGGCGCTCCGACCCGAGCGCTTCCAGCCCTTGGTTGATCCCGCCGATGAAGCCGTTGATGCGCGAGACCACGCCGTTCAGCATCGCCTCGACGCCGTCGACCAGGCTGTTGGCCGCCTGGAATGCCAGATCGCCGATGGCGGCGGGCAGCAGGCCCCAGATCGCCTTGATCGCCTCGTAGGCGCCCTCGAACGTATTCGCCGCCGTGTTGCCGAAACCCACGAAGCTCTCGATTGCGCTCTGCATGCCCGAGGCGGCGTCGGCCTTCAGGTCGAAGAACATCGCCGTGGCCGCGGCCCCGGCCGCAGCGGCGCCCATGCGGATCCGCTCCCAGACCTCGACGGCGACATCTTTCAGGAGCGACATCGCCTCGCCGAAACCGCCCGCGCCGGAGACGAGGCGTGTGAACTGGTAGACGAGCTCGCCCGCGCCGACGATCAGCGCGCCGATGCCGGTCCGGATCAGCGCGCCGCGGAGCACGACGAGCGCCGTGGCGAGGCCACGGACGGAGAGAGCGGCGGCGGCCATGCCGGCGACCCAGCGACCGGCGAGGAAGGCCGCGAAGGTGGCGGCGTAGGTCGTCAGGCGGCCGATGTTGTCGAACAGCCCGCGGATCGCGATGCCCAGCGGGCCGGTGCGGGTGGCGACCGCCGCCATGGCGTTGGCGACGGCTTCCAGTGCAGGCGCCGCGGCGACGGCCAGCTGGTTCGACAGCCCGCGCCAGATCAGCCCGAGCCGGGAGATCGCGTCGTTCGTGCGTTCGATCTGGTCGGCATCCTGCTCCGAGACGACTACCCCGAAGGCGAGGACGTCCTCCGTCGCCTGGCGCAGCGTTGCCGTGTCGATCCGCGACATGGCGATGGAACCTTCCTCGCCGAAAAGCTGGCCTGCCACCGCCGCGCGCTCTGCAGCGGGCACGAAGTTCTCGATGGCGGCGTTGATCGCGCCGACACGCTGATCCAGCGGCAGCGCGATCAGGTCGTTGGCGGACAGCCCCAGCCGGTCCAGCGCGTCGGCGGCAGGGCCGGTCCCGGCGGCCGCCTGGCTGAGCCGACGCGTCAGATCCTTGGTGGCCTGCTCGATGCCGGACATCGACACGCCCGCCAGTTCGCCCGCCCGCTCGAGCGTCTGGATCGAGGCGACCGTGGTGCCGAGGGACTGCGCGAGCTTGGCCTGCGCATCGACCGTCTGCAGCCCGGACCGGATCATCGCCACGCCAGCGGCGGCGGCCGCCGCCACGGCAGCAGCGGCAGCGACCCGGACCCGCCGCGAGAAGGCCGCGAGCCGGGCGTTCGCGGCCTCCATCTCGCGGCTGAGCCGTCCGAAGCCGCGGGCGCCGGCCTCGCCCACGCCTTCCAGCTCGGCGCGCACCTGCCGTCCGCCCACGGCCGCGAGGCGGACGCTGACCCGTTTATCCGCCATTGCTCAGAGTCCTTGCTTTCGCCGCATCGGCGTCTTACGTTTTGCCCATCGATCAAGTGAGAGTATGACCATGGCCGAGACCGCGACGCTGTCCTCGAAATTCCAGATCTCGATCCCCAAGGCGATCCGAGCTGCACAGCACTGGGAAGCCGGGCTGACCTTCGCCTTCATCCCGAAGGGCACGGGCGTCCTGCTGGTGCCGGTGCCGAAGCGGGAGACGCTGAAGGGCCTCGCGCACGGCGCGTCCGCCGCCGATTATCGCGACCGGACGGATCGGTTCTGATGATCCTCGTCGACACGTCGGCGTGGATCGAGTGGCTCATCGGCTCGCCGACCGGCGAGAAGCTAGCCGAGCAGCTGCCCGAACAGGCCGAATGGCTCGTGCCGACCATGGTCCAGCTGGAGCTGGCGAAATGGCTGACCCGCGAGGTCGGCGAGGACAAGGCGGATCAGGTGATCGCCTTCACGCAGGTCTGCCAGGTCGTGCCGCTCGACACCGAGATCGCGCTGGCGGCGGCGGAGTCGTGCCGGGAGCACAAGCTCGCGACTGCCGACGCGATCATCTTCGCAACCGCCCGCGCACAGGGCGCGACGCTCCTGACCTGCGACGCGCATTTCGAGGGACTGCCCGGCGTCACCCTGATCGAGAAGATCAAGGCCTGACACCCGGGCCGTCGTTCGCCGCCAGTTCCTCGTTCAGCTTCCGCACCATCACCGCCTCGATGACGGGCACCAGTTCGGCCACGGCCAGCGGCGGCACGCCGAGCGCGACACCGAGCGCCAGCGCCGCCGACATGTCCCAGCCGATCACCGCGCCGGGCAGGACCCGCAGCTGGCCACCGAGGCGGCCGACGATGTCCCAGACCTGCCAACCCTCATGGGTCTGCGGGCGGTTCAGCCGCGCCGGGCAGTCCGGGCAGGCTTGCTCGCGGCCCTCGTAGGGTGCGCAGGCTTCGCAGTACCGCTCGCCCCCGCCGAAGGACCATTCGGCGAGAGCGCGGAGGCGTTTTTTTCCTGTTCCAGCAGCAGGCCCTTCGAGACGTAGGTCAGCTGGAAGGCCTCGAAGATCGGCCAGACGTCGAGCAGCGCGTCGATGGCCTCCGGGCTTGGCTCGATTGGGTTGCCGTCCACATCGCCGATGCCGTCCCAGGCGAGCACGGCGCGGCGGGCCAGAGCCTTGGCGAAGGCGACCGCGCGCTCCTCGTCGGAAGCATCGTCGGGCACGGCTTCCACGGCCGGGTCGCTGCGCGTCGCCACCATCAGCGCCGTGGTCAGCGGGCGGAGTTGCACCCGGACGCCGGGCGCGAGGTCATGCCAGCGCGGCGCGTTCGTCAGATCGAGCGTCAGCATCAATAGGTCTCCACGTCGTTCACGAGGGTGGCGGTGCACATCCGGCCGACGACGCTGTCGCGGGCGGCCTGCCAGTCGAAGGTCGCCTGCACGCCCTGCGGCCCGGAAATCTCGATCCGGGGACGCGGCAGGTAGACGGCGTGCACCGTGAAGGTGAATCTCTCGCCCGAGGGGAGTACGTAGCCGAATTCCATCTCGCAGGCCTCGCCGTTGATCGCTTGCGTCACCAGCGTCTGGTCGGCGAAGCGCACCTCGATCCGGCCGGTCAGCGCCGCGATGGACGGGTCCGCGCCGTCGATGCGGCCGTCCGAGCGGATGGTCTCGATCCGGTCGAGGTTGTTGGCGTAGGTGATCTCGGCCGAGACCACGTTGCCAAGGGCGGTGCCATTTCGGGTGATCGCCCCGTTGAAATGCCCGAAGCGCTTCAGCTCCAGCGCGGCAGGCGTGCCGGCGCTGGTGGTCGTGCCCACCGTTTCGCCCTGCGCCACCAGACGCGCGGTGGCGGTCAGAAGGCCCGATCGCTGCATTTGCCAAGTGATCTGGTCGAGCACGCAGCCGGAATACATGGCGTACCGCGGGACCTCCGGCATGCCGGTCTCGATCGACATGCTGGGCAGCGTCCAGGATCCCGACTGGAACTCGTGGCTGTACGGGGCCTCCGCGCCGGTGGTCGTCGGCGCGCCGAAAGCCGCCTTCAGCCAGAAGCCGAAGGCCTCGGCATCGAGCGGGACAACGACATCGCCATCGGCCGTGACCGCGTCCTTGATCGGCGCCAACGGATCGCGGCCATAGCCCAGCAACTCCGAGTTCAGCAGCGGCTGCTCCGCCCCGAGCGAGGTGCTGGCGAAGGGCATCTTCGTGAAGCCGCTGGCGGGCGGCGTTCCGTAGGTCGTCTCGAACGCAAGCGCCATCAGCGCCCGCGCCCCCTGGGCTCGTGCCATGGTGTTCTCCTCGGGTTGTCGGGGTCAGGCCAGCGGATCGGCCGTGGTGTAGTGCAGCACCACCGGGATCACGGCCGCCTTGAGGCTTGCCGCGCCCTCGACCGGCAGATCGACTGGGCGCGGCGCTTCCGCCTCGACCCAGTCGCAGAGCCCGCCCAGCGTGCGGTCGGCGGCGAGTGCCGCGCCGATGCTGGCGATCAGCGTGTCGAAGGCGGCGTCACGGGCGGCGCCCTGAACGACCGCCTCGATCTCGGCACGGTGCTGGTAGTGGTAACGCAGTGGCGACAGCGTCACTTCGGGTTCGCCTGGCTCGCCGTCGCGTAGGATCAGCAGGCCATTGGCCGGCACGCGCTCGGGCAGCACCTCGCCGCGAAGGGCGGCGGCGGGCAGCGCCGAGAGCCGCGTGTGCAACGCGGCGAGGATGGTTTCGCGTGGGCTGGGCATGTACGGACGCTCTGGGAGTCGTTATTGCAAAATTAGTGCTTCAAGGCTATATATCCTTCAAGACATGAGGACCGGATGCCGTGGACCGTTTCGTTCGCAGAGGAGTTCGAGCCGGAGTTCGACGAACTCCCGCAAGAGGTTCAGGACGCGATCCTCGCACGCGCGCTCCTGCTGGAACGCGAGGGGCCATCGCTCGGTCGACCGCATGCCGACACCCTGACAGGGTCGAAGCACGCGAACATGAAGGAATTGCGCTGCAACGCTGCTGACGGCGTATGGCGCATCGCCTTCGCATTCGATCCCGACCGGCAGGCGATCCTGCTTGTCGGCGGGGACAAGTCAGGTGGCAGCGAGAAGCGCTTCTACAAGCAGCTGATCGCCCGGGCCGACGAACGGTTCGACCGCCATCTCGAGAGACGGAAAGGATGACGATCATGGCTCGGACTCTGAAGGACAAGCTGGCAGCACTCGAACCGGCCCGTCGCGCGGGCATCGAGGCCGAGGCCGACCGGCTCCACACTGAATACCTCACGCTGCAGGAACTGCGGAAAGCCAAGGAGATGACGCAGGTCCAGCTTGCCGAAACCCTCGGCATCCAGCAGGCGACGGTGGCGAAATACGAGCGCCAGAGCGATCTGCTCCTCTCGACGCTCACGAGCTACGTGCGGGCGATGGGTGGCAACCTCAAGCTGATGGTCGAATTCCCGGGCAAGGCCCCTGTCGCCCTCGAGGGGCTCGGAGACACGGAGGAACCCCGTCGTCGGCGCCGCGCGGCGCGAGAAGAGCGAGGGGGCGAGGCGCGCACCTGATCATCGAACCCTTACCTCCACCCAGTTCGTCACGATCAGCCCCGGCACGCTGTCCAACGCCCTGTCCGCGTCACGCGCGAGGTCCAGCCGCTTCGGCAGCTTGACCTGAGGCACCAGCAGGAAAATCGGCGCGGTGACCTTGCCGCGCCCGGTCTTCGATCGCGACACCACCGCCTGACCCTTCGTGTTTAGCCGCCCCTCCGCCACCAGCAGGCTTGGCCCCGTGCGGCGATAGACGAAGCGCAGGCGCAGCCCGCGTCGCCGCTCCCATTCGCCGGGCGTGATCCTGCCCCCCCGCAGGGATTTGCCAGCAGCTGGCAGCGGGATCGCCAGCCAGAACCCGTCTTTCGAGCGGATCAGCGGGCCGGTGTCATGCGCGCCGACGATGACCGGCGCTTTCGACCAGACCAGCGCCGCCGCGTCGAGGCTCTCGCCCGACCTCGGGAAATTCTGGCTCCGGATCGAGTTGGCCAGCCGGGGCCCGAGCCCCGCGCCGGTGATCTGCAGCCTCCACGCGGTCTTCAGCCCGGTACCGGCCTCGCGCATGGCTGCGGTGACGGCGCGTTCGCCCGCCGCGACCTCGGCCGCCATCATCGCGACGATGTCGGGATCGATGTCGAGCTTCAGTTTCACGCGGGCCTCAGATCGACGGTCCAGACGAGCCGCTCGCGGTCGCGGACGGGCTCGCCCTGGATGAGGAAGGCCTCGCCGTCGATCTCGATGCGGTCGCCGGGACGCGGGTTTGCCACCTCGGCCACGCGCAGGTCGATCCTCGTGGTCTCCGACCAGAGCCGCGCATCGCCGAAGTCGGAGACGACATCCGCACGCCGGGCGACGACGCGCACCAGAACGGGCGCGCCGCCGTCGGCGATGTAGACCGCGTCCCGTCCGACGTTCGGATCGGCGAAGAGCGCGCCGACGGCGGCGGCGAAGGCGCTCATTAGAACGCCGCGTTCAGGCGCACCCGACCGATGATGTCGCCCGCGCCGCTCGCCACCGCCTCGACGGCCACGCCGATGAGGGTGTTGTCGGTGGCGACCGTCGTGCAGCACTTGTTGGTGTCGTCCCAATAGACCTTGGCCCCGACGGTCCAGGCCTGAGACCCGACCTTTGTGATGTCGAAGACGCCGACGAGAGTGGTCTCGACGCTCTCGCCGAGGGCGGCGTCTCCGGCGGCGATGCCGAAGATGGAGCCGACGAGCAGGCCATCGCCGGAGGCGACTGCATAGGGCGCGGTCAGGGTGATGGTGTTGCCGGGCTGGACGTAGTTTTTCATGGGGGTGATCCTCGTGGAAAGACGACGGGCGGCCCGTCAGGACCGCCCGCATGTCAGGGTTCGGCATGGGTGCGGGTTACGCGCCCGGGTTCTTGTAGAGGCCGCGCCAGTCGATGGCCTTGGCGCCGAAGTCGAGGCGGCACTTGATCTCGACGCCGTCGACGTCGAAGCCGTTGCGCGTCTCGATGTAGGCGCCCTGCTGGCCCTCGAGATAGGCGTACTCGATGGTGTCGATCTGGTTCGGGCTGGCCGCCAGATACCATGCGGTCTCACTGGCGGCGTCGAGCCGGGGCTCGCTGATCGGCGAGAGGGTGCGGATCGACTGCGGCACCACGCTGGACGTCGCGGCGGGCACGAGGTTCTGGGCGACCAGCTGCTCGGCCTTCAGTTCCAGCGAGGCGGGCACGATCAGGAAGGCGGGCCGGACGTTCAGCACCGTCTTCTTGTCGAGCCCCGTCTGCTTGGCCATCGCAGCGCGCGCCGCACCGACGCTGCTGACATCGAGCGCCGCGCCGGTCCCGGCGAGGTTCTTGTGGGTGGTGTGGAACAGCGCGTTGCCGTCCGCCATCGCCGGGTTTGCGGTGATGATGCCCCAGACGACGTCCGACTCCAGTTGCGCAATGGAGTTGCCGTACATCGCCGGGATCCGGGTGAAGGCGTCGAGATCGTCGTTGATCAGCGTCTGGCGCGTGATCGCGACCACCCGGCCATAGGTCTTGACCTTGTAGCTCTCCTTGCTCTCGCCGAGCGTCCCGCGCTTGAACTCGCCGCTCTCGCCGACTTCCAGCAGCTGCGGCGCTTCGCCGAGCTGGACGCGATGCATGGATTTGAAGTCGGTGGCCAGCACCTGGCGGCAGAACAGCATGAAGGTACGGGGATAGGCCTCGTAGGCCTGCCGCAGCGTCTTGTTGGTGACGGCCGAGAGGATCTCGGGAAAGTCCGAGGTCGAGTGCAGCGCCCGCGTCGCCACCTCGTCGCGCGACAGGCCGCGCGTGTTCACCCCGGAAAGCCCAAGGCTTTCGCGGGCCAGTTCCAGCAGCGTCATGCCGCGATACTGGCGCGCGGCGTCTTCCAGCGGGAACAGCGTCGGGCTGTAGCGGTGCAAGAGCGCGTTCGCCACGGCGTCGCGGCGGGTGATGCGTTCATCCCGGCCGCCGAGGGGCACGGAGACATGCGGGAAGGTCCGGGTCTCGTCGGATTTCGCCGCGACCTGGTCGAGGATCAGGCGGCGGGACTCGTCGACGCTGACGCCGCGCTTGACCAGATCCTCGGCGAAGCCGCGCTCGAGGTTCAGCCGCGCGGCCAGATCGTAGATGGTGGAGACGCGGTCGCGCTCGGCCTCGCGGGCGCGGGTCGCGACCGCTTCGGTATCGGGCGCGGGAGTGGCCTGCGTCTTCGGCTGGCTGCGCGTCTCGCTGGCGGCGGCCTTCGCGTCGGGCGCAGCCGGTTTCGGCTCGGTCATGGCGGTGTCCTCGGTATCATTCGGCTCGGTCGGCTGGGTGGCAATGGGGTTCGCGGCATCACCCGCCGCAGGGTTGGTCTGTTCGGTCATCGGGGATGCTCCTTGCTGAATGGGGGCGTCCCGGCGATGGAGGACGCAATCGTTATGTTCGCCCTTGGCGCGGAAACCGGCAGCGGGATCGGCCCCGACCGGGACGGCAGAGACCTCGAAGGGCGTCCAGTCCACCGCCCGCCACAACTCGCGCCCGCCATCGGGCTTCGAGACATCGAAGCGGTGGACCTGGTAACCGATGGACACCGCGCGGATGTGCCCGGCCTGAATGTCGCGCCAGATCGGCTCGACATCGGCGCGCTCGCTGATCCGCACGAGCGCGATGCCGCGGCCCTTCTCGATCCGCGCCGAGCCCGGCACGACCGATCCGATCACCGCGTCGAGCGCGTCGAGCTCGTGCACCTTCAGGAAGGGCGCACCCGCGTTCAGCCGGTCGAGCCGGACATGGGCCGGATCGAGGCTCAGTTCCTCGTCGTAGGGCTCCCCGAAGAAGGTCGCGCGGCGGACGCGCGCCCCGGCCGACCAGACCACCTCGACGGTGCGGCTGTCGGCATCGGCCGTGTTCGGCGCAAGCTCCGCCGACCGGCGCATGGCCGGCAGTTCGATCATCGTATCCATGGGGTCAGTCCTGTTGGTCGGCCTGCGCCGGGTCGGTTTCCGCGTCGGCGGTCGGGTCGTCGGCGGTGGTGTCGTCAGCGGCGGGATCGTTCGTCTGCGCGCTGCCGGTCTTGGTGACGCGCCGCGGGTCGGTGTCGAGCACCAGTCCCAGCGCGTCGAGCTTGGCGTTGGTCGCCGCGATCTCGGCCAGCACTGCATCGGGGTTGCGTCCCTGTCTCGCGATCACCTCGGCCAGCGTCATGGTGCCGGAGCGGATCGACAGCAGGTTCGCCATCGCGTCCTTCTGCGGATCGACCGCCTCAAACTTCGGCGGCGACCATTCCACCGGCACGGTCGGCGACGGGATCTGGCCCGCCGCCCATGCGGCCTCGGTGAACCAGCGCCAGACCGGCGCGCAGAGCATCGGAATGAACAGCTGCCATTGCACCGCGTCGATCTGGCGGCGGAACTCGACGAGGCCCGCGCGGATCGAGGAATAGTTGACCTGGCTGAGGTCCCCGGTCAGCAACTCGTAGGGCACCCGGAACCCGGCCGAGATCGTGTGGAGGCTCGCCCGCTTGTATTCGCCGTAGCCGCCGGTGGCCGAGGGCTGGTTGAACCGGATGTCCTTGCCGCCACGGGCATAGGCGATCAGCCCCGGCTCGAACTGCTCCACCCGGTTGCCATCGGCATCGACCACGGAGGGCGCGATGCCCTGCTGTGCCTCGTCGTCGCCGAAGACGATGGCGGTGACGCAGGCCTCGGTCTTCTTCCGGACCAGCTCCGCCACCTCGTAATCGTCGAGATCGCGCAAGCTGCGGATTACCGGCGCGCCCCAGGGAACGCCGCGAGCCTGTGTGCGCTGCTTCTCGTAGACATGGGCGATCTCGGTCGCCGGGACCGGGCGGCTCTGCAGACCGTTCTGCAAGGCGCCATAGGCGTCGCCCGGGTGCTCCGCATGCAGCCAGTAGGCCCGGCGCTTGCCGACCGGGTCGAACTCGATCCCCTGCACCAGCCGCCCCGCGCCGAGGACGCCGGATTTGGTGGCGTCGAGGAAGTCGGCCTCCAGCACCTGCAATTGCAGCGGCACCGGTAGACCGTCGCTTGCGCGACGCAGGCGGCGGCGCACCAGGACCTCGCCCGCCTCCACCATCTCCCGGCAGATCAGCGTCTGCAGTCCGTAGAAGTCGAGCTGGCCGTCGGCGTCACATTCAGCCGTCCAGCGCTCGAACAGCGCATCGACTTTGCGGTCGAGCTTGTCGTCGCCGCTCGCGGCGCGCGGCATGATCCCCGCGCCGATGATGTTGTTCACAAGCACCGCCACGGCCTTGGCCGCATGCGGGTTGTTGCGCACCAAATCGCGCATCCGGTCGCGCAGCAGCGCACCCGCCACGCCGATCTCGCTGTCGGCCGAGGATCCCGGCGCGCGCCAGCCTTCCGTCCGACGCCCGCGCGCGGCCCCGTCGTATCCCCGCGTCAGGGTCTCGAACGCCTGCCGCGCCATCACGCGGCGGGCGGCCATGCGCGGGGCCACCGTCGCGATGGCGTGGTCGAACCAGTTTGCCGACATCAGCGATCCCCGCGCGAGAAGCCGGCGAGCCCGGCAATCGGCAGTGGCCGGTCGACGCCTGCGATGGCGCGCTCAATGGTGCGGATGCGGGCGAGCAGATCCTCGGCCGAGCCGTAATCCACCGACTTCCCGTCATAGCTGACCCGGGTCGTGCCGCTGGCATAGGCGCGGCGAAGCGCCGAGAGCTCGGTTTCCGTCCAGTCCGTCATGTTCAAAACCACCCTCCACGCCGCCCGAGCCAATCGGAACGCCGCTTGCCTTGCGGGGCCTGTCCGTCCCTGCGAATTTCGCCTGCCGGGGCGTTCCCCTCGGGAACAGCCCCAAGCTGATCCTCGAGGTCGCGCCATTTCTCGTCGGTCCACCGGTCGGCACCGGCGATCCAGGCAGCGGCGCGGGCATAGACCCGGCAGTCCAGCGCCTCGTTCCGCTCGCGCAGCTTCTGCCATTCGAGCCGGGCGAAGCCGCGCTTGGTGCGCACCGTGACCAATTGTTCGGCCACGAACTGCTTCAGCCATTCGTTCTCGACCCAACTCGGCAGATGCACCGAGCCGGGTGGGAACGCCGCCCCCTCGGCCATGTCCTCCTCGGTCGGCCGTTCAAGCCGCAGGAAGCGATAGGTTTCGGCCTTGAAGGTCGACACCGCCACCGTCCAGAGCCGGGCACCGCGGCGCAGGCGCTTCCCGCCCTCGGTGGCGTCGACGAAGGTCGGCCCCGACACCGGGCTCGAGCGATTGAACCCCTCGACACCTTTCACCGGGGCCACCTGCGCGAAGCCGACCTGCCGCGACCAGGCATAAACCGCCGGGGCCTCGTAGCCGGTGTCGATGGCAAGCCGCGCGATGCGAAGGTGCGCGCCGCGTTCGTGCGGCCAGCTTCGGTCGAGCATCGCGGTCAGATCAGACCATGCGTCATGCCGGTCGGGCCCGCCCTCGATCACGACGTGGTCGACGAGCCAGCTTTCCAGGCCGCGGCCCCATGCCCAGACATCGACCTCGATCCGGTCCTTCTGCACGTCGGCCCCGGCGGTCAGGAACAGCCCACCCGCGGGCACCGTGCCGGGGCGCCATGCTTCGCGACGGTCGTAGAGCCGCTGCCAGTCCGGCGCTTCGCCACTCTCGACCCATGTCTCGCCGAGGATCGTGTTGCGGAACGCCTTGATTGCCTCGTCCGACCCTTGGGCCGCGTCCCATGCCCGCACGATCCGCTCCCAGCTCAGCCAGCCGATCGGCGAGTAGAGCGCCGAGAGGTGATACCCGACCGTGGTCGGGTCAGCGGCCGTGGCGGTCGCCCGCCATTCGCCGCCCTCCAGCATCGCCGTCTTGTGGTGTTCCGCGATTGCCGCGTCGCAGCCCTCGCAGTGATATTCCGCCGTCTCCGGACGGCCCTTCTGCCAGCGCAGCCGGTCGAACTTCAGCCACTGCATCGTGCCGCAATGCGGGCACGGCACGTAGAACCGCCGCTGATCGCTCGCCTCGTACTCGCGTTCGATCCGGCTTAGCCCCCGGATCGTCGGCGTCGAGACCAGCAGAACCTTGCGCCGATGGGCGAAGGTCAGCGATCGCGCTTCAGCCAGCGTGACCGGGTCGCCTTCCTCGTCGGCCGAGGCCGGATAGGCATCGACCTCGTCGAGGAAGATGTAGCGCGCCGGGGTCGAGCGCAGCCCGACCGCCGAGTTGGCCCCGGTCATGATCAGGATGCCGCCCGCGAACTCCTTGGACAGCATGGTGTTGCCCGCATCGCGGGACCGGGCCGGTTTGACCCGCTCCCGCAGCTCCGGGCTTTCGTCGATCAGCGGATCGATCCGCTGGCGCGAGTTGCGCTTTGCCAGTTCCACCGTCGGCTGGACAGCCAGCATCGGCCCCGGCGCCTGGTGGATGGCGAACCCGATCCAGTTGTTGCCGGCCTCGGTCGCCCCGACCTGCGCGGCCTTCATGAACACGATCCGCTGCGTGGGATCTCCCGGCGACAGACGGTCCATGATCTCGCGCATGTAGGGCGTGCGCACCGTCCGATACCGCCCCGGCTCGGCCGAGGCGCGACCCGAGAGCATGCGGTGCCGGTCCGCCCATTCCGAAACGGTCAGGTCCGGGTCGGGCCGCAGCCCGTTGCCCCAGGCGCGCCGGATCTCGCCCGCGCCGTCGAAGTCCGTCAGGCCATCGCCGCTCTCATCGGAAGTCGGGCCGGACCTCGGCGAGTTCGTCGAGGTGGGCGCGTACATGTTTCTCCAAGACCTTCTGCATTGAGGCTGGCTCCACGGTGATCTGCTGGCCCGTCGCGTCGCTGCACGAGGCCGAGAGCTCGGCCGCCATCAGCGCCGCCGCACGTGCAGGCCAGGTCACCCATGCGTCCCGTTCCTCGCGCGCCAGGCGGAACACCAGCGCCAGCGCGCGCGCCCGCTCGATCAATTCCCCCTTCAGCTTCTGGAGCCGGATGCGCCGTTCCTGCGCCTTCAGCACCTCGTTCGCGGTCTTCGCCTGCAGGAAGGTCGTGCTGCCGCCGACCGCCGGGACCGCCAGCCCCTGTTCGCGCAGCGTGTCGCCAACGGCGGCGACCGCCGCCTCGGGGACGGGCTTCAGCTTCGGCTCGGGCGGCTTTCGGGTCTTGGACGGGTCCGTCGTCTCGGCGCGCCGGGCGTCGCTGGCGGCCGCGTTGATGCTGCCGTCGGGATAGAGAACCAGGCGCTCGGCCGTCTTGGCCTTCTGGATCGCGCCGCGCGACAGCCCGACATGGGCGGCGTACTGGCGCTCGCTCATGCCCTGCATCGACAGCTCCGATTATCATTCGAAATCATTTGCTTATGGAGTTGATAAGCGCGGCGGACAGAGGGAGCGTGTCTCCAACGAAGCGATGCAACTCAGCACGGAGCCACCACGATGACCACCCGCGCGACCGACAACACGAAAGCCCTCGACGCCTTCATCGCCGCCAAGTCCGAGATCGACGCGATGCTGGAGCGGCTCGCCGCGCTTAGCGCCGACCATTTCGAGACCAGCCCCGACGAGATCAACTGGGGCCATGTCGGCACCCTGAACCACTACCGCGCCAAGCTGCGCGAAATCACCGACATGGCCTTCAGCGAAGGCGAACACGCCGAGTGAGACGACCCGCTCCCGGTCCCGCCCGCCGACTGGCGGGCTCGGCCTCGTAGAAGGGCCCGCATTCCGCGCGCCCTGATACGGGAGACGACGATGACCAAGCTTTCCGACACCCAAGCCCTGATCCTGAGCGCGGCCGCCCAGCGGCCCGAGCACATCGCCCTGCCGTTGCCCGAGAGCCTGCGGGGCGGCGCCGCTGCCAAGGTGGTCGGCACGATGCTCGCCAAGGGGTTCCTGCAGGAGGTCGACGCCGACAAGCGCAACCGCGAGCCCATCTGGCGCGAGACCGGCGACGGCCACGGCGTCACGCTGGTCGCCACCGACGCCGGCCTCGCCGCCATCGGCATCGAGCTCAAGGACGCGAACCCCGCGCCTGCGGGCGCGACGGACGCGCCGACCGAGGAGCCCGCGCCGGACACTCCCAAAGAACCTGAGGCCGCGCCCAAGACGCGCAAGCCGCGCGAGGGAACGAAGCAGGCGAAGTTGATCGAGATGCTCCGCGCCGAGGGTGGCGCAACCATCGACGAGATCGTCACCGCCTTGGACTGGAGACCGCACACGGTGAGGGGTGCGCTTGCCGGCGCGTTGAAAAAGAAACTCGGCCTGACGATCACCTCTGACAAGATCGAGGGGCGCGGCAGGGCGTACATGATCGCCGAGGACTGACACCGCATATCACGACGGTCCCGATGCCGCCGTCCCGCATGGGGCGGCGGTCCCTTATTCCACGCTCCGCATCCGGATCGCCTCGAACAGCCTGCGCAGCAGATAGCCCCGCGCCAGCGACACGCCCACGAAGGCGAGGCCGATGGACAGATGCTCCGCGAGGCCCGTCTCGATCCCGAACCACGGGAACACGACGATCTGCGTGGCGATGGCCAAAACGTAGCCGACGACAACGTTTGCCGCGGCCTCGACCATCGACATGGTCCGGCTCTGCTTCATCGCAGGCTCTCCAGAAACGCCATCACGAACTCCGCCGCGAGCGGCGGTACGATCGCATTGCCGTAGCCCCGCAGCAGCCCCATGCGGCCGGGTATCCCATCAGCCAGCGGGAATGTTCCGGACTCAACGGGCCGCCAGCCGCCATCGCGGCAGAGGAGCCAGTCCGGATCTCGCCAGACGCCGTCCGTCGCGCAGGTCCCGGCGGGGTCGGCGACTTCGACCAGTTCACCAGCTTCACCGTCCTGCGGCTCGCATCCGTGTTGCCGGCCGCATTGTAGCTTTCTGTCGCTGGCGAGCCTGCCATCGCCGTCGGCCAGCCCGCCAGCCAGACCTGCCGGCCGAGCAGCGCATTGATTGGCACCGCCGAGCATTCCGATCCGTCCTTGTGATCCCGCGCCGAGGCCGTAGCCCAACCCGCGAGTGACTGTGTCCGCGGCGACGGCTCCGAAGAACAGCCGCTGGCGGATGTGCGGCGCGCCGATGCCCGCAGCCGGCAGATCGGCCGCCGCGACGGCGTATGATGCCGCTTCCAGGTCAGCTGCCAGAGCGTCGAACCACGCCCAGCAAGCCGCGCCCTCAGCCGCTGTTCCAGCCGCGCCGCCAACCGGTCCGAGCACTGCCGCGCTCGCGACCTGCTCGCCGAAGACGAGCTCCGGTCGGCAGGCTGCGACGAGTCGCAGGAATACCGGGGCGAGGTGGCGGTCATCGTCTTGTCCCTTGAGCTGCCCGGCCTGGCTGAAGGGCTGGCAGGGCGGCGAGCCAGTCCAGACGGGCAGATCCTCGGCCACGCCAGCAAGGCGGAGCGCATAAGGCCAGCCACCGATCCCGGCGAAGAAATGGCATTGCGCGAAGCCGCGCAGGTCGGCGGGCTCCACCTCGAGGATAGAGCGCTCGTCCACATCGCCGGCAGGCAGGAGCCCGGCCGCGATCAGCTCCCGCAACCAGGCGCAGGCCGCGGGATCGGCATCGTTGTAGTAGACAGCCATCAGGCAGCAGCGTCGGCAGAGTCGCCCAGCCGCTCGGCCTTCACCGCTGCGAAGGTCCGACCATCGCTGTCGAGGATCGCCTCGCGCCCGGTCTCCGCCTGCCAGCGTTCGACGGCGACATCGACATAGGCTGGGCTGATCTCCATCGCGAAGACGCGGCGGCCGTTGGCCTCGCCCGCCATGATCTGCGAGCCCGAGCCCGAGAACGGCTCGTAGCAGAGGCCACCGCGCGCCACATGCTGGCGCATCGGGATGCCGAAGGCGTCGAGTGGTTTCGGCGTCGGGTGGTCGGGGCGCTCGTCCTTCGCGAAGGACGGCATTTCCCAGGTCGAGGGCAGCGTCTGCTCGGCCACCTTCGGCGGGCGGTTCGGGCGGCGCCAGCCCATGAAGCAGGGCTCGTGCTTCCAGAGGTAGTGCGACCGGGTCAGAACCCCCCGGTCCTTCACCCAGATGATCTGCTGGTGAACAAAGGCCCCGGCCTTTTCCCAGCAGGCCTCCAGCATCGCCTGGCGGCGCGAGGCGTGCCAGCAGTACCAAGCGGCGTCCTCGGTGATTGCCTCGGCTACGGCGGCGGCGATGAAGCCGTCGTAGAGCTCCGCGCCCTGCGAGCTGTCGTCCCAGGTGACGCCGTAGGACTGAGACCAGTCCTTGTTCCGCGTCGGGTGGTTCGAGCCGTCGTAATCGACGAGATACGGCGGATCGGTCGCGAACAGGATCGCCCGCTCGCCATTCATCAGGCGGCGCACGTCGGTCGCGCTGGTGCTGTCACCGCACAGCAGGCGGTGATCGCCAAGGATCCACAGATCGCCGGTGCGCGACGCAGGATTGCGCGGCGGTTCGGGGATGGTCACCGGCGGCACGGAGCCCCCGGCGCCACCTTCTTCACCGTCGTCTTCCGCGACGTAGGCCAGCAGCTTGTCGAGTTCGCCATCGGAAAACCCGACCAGCGAGAGGTCGAAATCCTCGGCCAGAAGGTCGTTCAATTCGGCCGACAGCAGCGCCTCGTCCCAGGTGCCGAGTTCGGTCAGCTTGTTGTCCGCGATGCGGTACGCCCGCCGCTGCGCCTCGGTCAGATGCCCGAGCACGATCACCGGCGCTTCGGTCAGCCCGAGCTGCGTCGCGGCCAGCACGCGGCCATGGCCCGCAATCAGCTCGCCGTCCTCGCTCACGAGGCAGGGCACGGTCCAGCCGAACTCGGCCATACTGGCGGCGATCTTCGCGACCTGGTCCGGCCCGTGCGCCTTCGCGTTCTTCGCGTAGGGTTGGAGCTTGGCCAGCGGCCACATCTCGATCCGCTCGGGGGCGAAGCTCAGTGTCATGGGCGGGTGGTTTCCGTCGATGAGGTGGATGCAGGCCGGACTCCGGACTCCGGATGCCGCGCTGGACTCCACGAGGGGTCCGGCGGTGTCCGGGGTATCCGGCCTGAAGGCCAGCGTTCATTGGGGTTGGTGCGGGGGGAGAGTGGATCCGGATTCCAGATGGCTTCCCAAAAATCCGGCCCTGACACTGGCGAAGTCCCGCGCTTCGCCCGCCAGCATACGAATATGGCCAGGAAGGAACCGCCAACTCGCCGGGGCTGGACCCCGACCGGACTCGCGCTGGATACCGGAAGCCAGTGGCCCCCTGCCCCGCGCGCTCCTCTCCCGAGCATAACAACTTTCTAGCCCGGGAGAGGGCTTTCTGTCCCTTCGAAAACTGTCCGGCGGACAATTTTCCATCTGGCGCGCGGGGTTACGCGCCACTCGCCAGTTCGATCACGCGCTGCTTCGACAGGTTGCGGTTGAACCGCCGCTTGTTGAGGGTGAGCGCGATCACCGCGAGGCCGAATTGCCAGTGCTGATGCGCGGCGGATCGGTGCAACCCCGCGGACCAGCAGATCTCCTTCCACCGCTCGCCATGGGCTTTCATCCAGACGATGCGACCGTCCACCGGCTCGAGGCAGGCAGTCCAAGTCAGCGTTTCCTCCATGCGGCTGATTGCCTGCGGCGAGGGAAGCACGCGCATCGGTTTGGGTTCCTGCCCGACCTTGTCGGCGAAGCTGTGCAGGACCGCAGGCCAGGTGCTGAAGTAACCTTGCCTGCGGGGCTCGGGCAGACGCTTCAGGACGAAGGCGGCTTCGGCCAGCCGTTCCTCGACCAGCGCGGGGGTCCAGACGGTCATCGCTGCACCTCCCGCCCAGTCGCGGCCGGGCCATAAAGCTTCTCGCCCAGCTGGCGCACCAGTTCCCGTTCGGCCCAGGTCAGGCGGTGATCGTCGAGGGCGACGGCCAACACCCGCTGCTCACGCCAGCCATCACGCTTGACCTCATCAGGGTTCCGACGGCGGCCGCCATAGCCTTTCGGCGCAAAACGCATCCCGGTCATTGCAGGCCACCCTTGGTCTCGAGTGCCCAGAACAGGATCGCGATGGCATCAGCCTCGTTGTCATCGGCCGGGCTGAACCCCCGCGCCCGGGCCGCAGCGATCATTGCCGCCTTGTCGGCGTTGCCCTTGCCGGTGGCGTGGCGCTTGATGGTGCCGACCGGGACGCCCTCGTAAGGCACGCCCCGCAATTCCGCCCATGCGGTCAGTGTGGCCATCAGCCCGCCATAGACATGGGCGGCGTCGGTTGCGGCGTGGCGGCGGACCTCTTCGAACCAGATGGACGCGATGGGCCCCGAGAGACGGTCCAGCTCGCCCAGCCAGTTGGTGAACCGCAGATAGCGCATGCCACCGCCGTCGAAGCGACCGGGACGGAAGGAGACGGTGCCACTGGTGATCAGCCCATCAAGGCCGTGCAGCGCCCATCCCGTCGTGGTGCCGAGATCAAGGGCCAGCAGGGCGCGACCAGACCGGATCGATTGCGTTAGATCGGGGATGGCCACATGGGGTCGGGTGGCGGGTGTCAGGTCAGCCATGGGGGGTCTCCTCTTCTGGTTGGCTGCTCGGTGGAAGGCGACATCGGGTGAAAGCTGCGGAAGGTCTGGGCTGCCGTTGCCGGATCGAGTGATCGGGCCCTTGACAGGCCACGCGCGCGAAACCCCTGGGGGTGGACGAGGGAGAACCCGCCTGCGGCGTTCTCCCCCACCCCCGTAGGGGGTGGTTTCACCCCCGAAACTTGGAGAGCGAGACAAGGCACTGACAGGAAACAGGAATTCCAGTTTCGGGAGGTGGGTTTCGGTCGATCCTGCCGAAACTGGTTGCAGCGTAGCGATTGCGGCATCCGCGCAAATCTGCAGGGGCAGTTTCGGAAGCGGGCCGAAACTGGTTACAACTGGCGCCTGCGTGGTTCTGCGTGAGAATAGCAAGGCAGTTTCGGCAGCACGGCCAATCTGGTTCAAACTGGCCTTTGCGCAATTCAACGCAAAGCAGGTATCGGGGGTGATCATGGCCGTTCCCCCTCGGGATAGACCCAGACATGCGGGTTTTCGACCTCGAGAAGCGCGCCGGTCTGCGGCGACTTGTAATGGGTCGGCAGCACCGCAACGCGGACGGGGCACACTTCGCCGGTCTCCGGATCGACCTCCTCGCCGCCCGTGGGCATGACCATTCCCTCGACGCAGAGGTAGCCAAAGCGCGAGCGTGAGGGCCCAAGGCCATAGGGGGCCGCGTTGCGGACGAACTTGACCGCGCCCTTGGTGGCCTGCACGGCGATCCGGTCGCGAATGGCATCCTTGCCGCCCAGACCGCCCTTGTTCTCGAAGGCCTCGGCGAACTGGTTGACGGTGTAGAGCCGACCCTCGGCGGCTTCCTCGAGCAGGATGGAGAGGATCACCTCCTGCTTGCGCACGCGCTCGGCGTCGTATTTCGCGCCAACCTCGGCGCGGACCAGGCGCTCATTCATCGGGTTGATCTCGACCCACTGGCCGCCAACCTTGTCGATCAGCTTCGAGGGCAGCGCTGGGCCATTCCTGAGCTCGATCTCGAGCTTGCGCTCCGGTGCGTCCTCGTCCGGCCGGTGCAGGATCAGGCCGGAGGTGTAGAAGCCCCGGAGCGCGCTGGCCCCCGACAGGGCGAGGAATGGATCATCCTTCAGCTGCTGCTTCGACAGCTTTCGCGTGTGATGGACCAGGATCAACCCGCAGGCCGGGTTGATGTAATCCCGCAGCACCTCGACCCGGTCCTTGAGGAAGAACATCATGGCGGTGTTATCGTTTTCGCCGCCGCCATCCGGGCCGCCGTCGAAGAGGTTGCGGATCGGGTCGATGCAGATGATGTCCGGGCCCGCATCCGGAAACGCCGCCTGGATGGCGCGCGCCACCCGAATGCTGCCCTCGGCATCGAGCAGCAGCTTCAGCTTGGGCGTTGCCACGAAGGTGTCGCGCGCGGCGGCCAGAACCTTGGCAGGCAGCGAGATCTGCCCCAGCCGCTCGCGCAGGTAGTGATACTGGATCTCCGCCTGAAGGTAGAACACGCGCAGCGGGCGCGGCGGGGTGAAGCCCAGGAAAGGCTGACCGGCGGCCATGTGCACGAGCCAGCTGATGGTTAGATCGCTCTTGCCGACCTTCGGCGCACCACCCAGCACCAAAAGCCCGCCCGGCGTGAGCACACGGGGCGCTATGATGTCCTCGGGCATCGGGCTCTCATCATCCAGCAGCGCGCCGAGCGTGAAGGTGGGCATTTCGCTGGGCGCGGGGGCCGCGCTGTCGAGGCGGACCAGCGGCGGCCCGTTCTTCTGGACATGCAGATCCCAGAGCCGCTCGGACTCGCGCTGCAGGCGCTCGATCGGCCAGGAGGGCCGCAACATGGCGGCGTTGTAGCCGCAGATCGCCTGCCAGCCCTCCTCCTTCGACATCCGGCCCTCGTGAACCAGGCGGATGAAATGGCCGATCGCGGCCGATGCCCCCTCGAAACGGGACCAGTCGTCCCGCCCGCCCTCGCGCACCGGGGTCACCAGCACGTCTTCGAGGCGGGGCTTTTCCGGGGTGACACTGCCGCTGGCGACCATCCCGGCCCCCGGCAAGGGCGGCATTTCGGACACGCGCTCTGTGAACTCGTCGAGATCGACCTCGACGGAGTGGTGCTCGCGGATTTGCACCAGGCGCTGGTTGCCATGCTTGTGATAGACGGTGCCTGCCACCCTGATCGGCTGATGCGCAGACCGAAAATGCGTGTCGCCGCCGACCTTCAGGGCAATCTCGCCCCGCAGGCGGCAAAGACTGGCCAGCGCCGCCTCCTCGGCGGGTTCGGTCATCTTCCACCAGACATGGAGCTTGCTGGCACCTTCGGGCGTCCGCCCGCCGCTCTCGATGATCAGGGTGGGTTGACCCAGATGGCGCAGCAGATGGGCGAGCTTGGCAGGGATGTCGCCCGCGTCGAGATCGACGACCAGTGCCTGCATTTGCAGGACTTCGGCGGCTTTGGCCTGTCCTGCCCCGGCGACCGTGCCGGGGATCACGTAGACGGCGGCCCCTTCGCGCCAGGCCCAGTTGGCGAATGTGGCGAGCTTGCCCGGTGCCGTGGCGTCGGCGTCGATCCAGACGTTGTGCGGCCGGCCCTCCTTGCCCTGCCCCATGTCGACAAAGCCTCGGACCGGGATCTGGCCTTCGCACCAGCCGAACACGACATCGAGGAACGTCGCGATCTGGACCGGGTCAGGCTCCACCCCAAACGGATCCTCGGCCGCCGGGGCGTCGTTGAAATCCTGCCAGGGGTTGAAGTGGATGATCTTGTCGTCGCTCATCCGGGCAGCCCCCAGCAGCGCGCGGCCCATGGGCAGAAGCGGCATTCGAAGAAGTCACGATTGGTGGCGACGCGGGGAAGCAGCTCGCCCGCATCGGTCGCCTGCAGGATCCGGACGCCCCGGTCCGACATGCGCTGCGCGAGCCCTGCGTCGAAGGGCACGAACTCGTGGTGCAGCTCGGCCGTGTCCTTGTTGATCGCGGTGAAGAGCGCGGGGGTGGCGCTGATGCCCGGCACCGTCGCTTCCATGTAGGCCTGGTAGAGCGCGATCTGCGCGGTATAGACCGGCTTCGAGACGGTCACGCCCTTGGCCACAGTCTCACGCCAGTTCTTCGCGTTCATGGTCTTGCATTCCCAGAGTGCCGGGGTGCGCAGCCCCAGCGCCGCCGGGGCCTCGGCGACGATCCCGTCGACGTGGCCGCGGATCCGCCCGCCCGCGACGGAGAAGCCGAACTGGCCGCCGTCGCGTTTCTGGGTGACCAGATCGAGCCCCGCCGCCCGCAGCCAGCGGATGGCGAGATCCTCGAGCTCATGCCCGATCGCGAAGATCCGGAGCGAGCGGCCGGAAAAGTCCTGGCCCTCATCCTTCGGCGCGCCCGCGTACTCGAACTGCAGCGCGCGCTCGCAGGCAAGGCCGAGCCGGGACGCCCCGAGATAGTCGCGCGGCGGCGTGGCAGCGCGTTCAGCCTCGAGCGCGGCATCCACGGCGGCGTTGATGCGCTCCGCGATGCCGGGGCGGTGGTTGTAATCCAGCATCAGAACGGGATCTCCGACTGGCTGGCGATCTCCGCCATCTCGGCGCGGAACGCCTCGACGGTGGTGACGATCAGCCGGTGCATGTCGTTCTGCGTCAGCTGGCCCAGCGTCCGGTCCCAGCCGATCCGCTCCATCTCGGGCGCGAGTGCGCGCATGACGGCGGGCAGCGCCTGGGTTTCCTCTTCGGTGAAATCGACCATGCTCAGTCCTCTTTTCGCTTTGCGGGTGAAGGCCGCCTGGCAGCCCATGGAACAGAACCAGCGGCGGGTTCGGTGAGGCCGCGGCCGGTGGGGATCGAACCAGCCGAAGCCGCGGGTGCGGGCGGTGCAGACCGCGCAGAGCACCGGGCGCGGATGCCAGAGGCGATCAAAGCCCGGTCGATCCGGAGTCGCTGCGGGCGGGGATGGGACTTGCGCGACATGGTTCAAGCCGCCCTCCGCTCGGGCGCGGCCGACATCACGAGCCGGCGAATGTCGCGCCGGTTGAACTGGAAGGTGATGAGCGCGGAGGCCCGATAGCGGGTCAGCCCGTAATCCTGCCGCTGCGCGGGCGAGAGGTATTGCAGCTGCTTCTCGGTCGGCGCCTGGCTCAGCCAGCGCTTGGACTTGAAGGCGCTCTCGTCGCTCTCGTGTTCGTTCAGCCAATCGTCGGCCCGCGCGAGGCAGACAGTCCGATCCCCCACGCCGAGAAGGCAGGTCGTCTGCCCCCTCGCGCCGCCCACGGCATGCCAGCGGCCTTCCAGAAAGAACACGCCGCCCCAGGTGCTGAAACCGCTGGCCATCAGCGCGGCGTCGTCGCCGAAGAGGTCTTCCCAGACGAAGCTCGACCGTTTGAGCAGGTCGATCTCGGACATCACGACGTTCTCGAGCGGCATCGTCACGGACCTGCCTTGGAATTCGTAGCCGCAGATCGGGCACTGCCGCGACGCGAGCGGGATCTCCGCCTCGCATTCCGGACAGGTCTTCGTCGGGGCTTCGCCCGGTGTCGGATCGCGACCGTCTAGATCGACGTCCTGTTCCAGCGTGCCGTGGGTCAGGCTCGAGATCCCGAAATCCAGCACGATGCAGTCGGTCTTGATGACGCCGGGATGCTCGGCGGGATCGACGGTGCGCAGGCCGCGCCCGACCATCTGGATCATGGTCGATTTGTAGGAGCTGGGGCGCAGCAGGACGACGCAGGAGGTCGGCGGGTGGTCCCAGCCCTCGGTCAGCACCGCGACATTGACGATGACCTGTACCTCCCCGGACGCATAGGCTTCGAGCACCATCTTCCGCTCAGTGGAGCCCATGTCGCCAAGGACGACGGCGGCCGGGTTTCCGGCCTCGTTGAAGGCGGCCGCAACGTCCATGGCGTGCGCGACGGTCGAGCAGAATACGACGGTCTGGCGGTTCCCGGCCTTCTCCTCCCAGTGCCGGATCACTTCCTCGGTGATGGGCGCGCGGTTCATGATCGCCGCAACCGCACCCATGTCGTAATCGTCGGCGGTCTTGCGGACGGCGCGCAGCTGGTCCTGCACGCCGACATCGATCACGAAGGTCCGCGGCGGCACGAGGTGACCGGACGCGATCAGCTCGCCCAGTCGGACCTGGTCGGCGACGTTGTCGAAGACCTCGCGAAGGCCCTTCCTGTCGCCCCGGTTCGGCGTCGCCGTGACGCCGAAGACGCGAGCCTCGGGGTTGGCATCGCGCACGCGGTCGATGATGCGGCGATAGCTCTCGGCCACCGCGTGATGCGCCTCGTCGATCACCAACAGGTCGAGCTTCGGCATCGCAGCGAGATTTGACGCCCGCGATAGCGTCGGCGCCATGGCGAAGGTGACCTGTCCGTTCCAGGACTTGGTCGTGGCATCGACGACCGATGTCTCCGTGCCGGGATTGACCCGGGCGAACTTCGCCCGGTTCTGGCGGGTCAGCTCGTCGCGATGGGCGAGCACGCAAGCCTTGGCGCCGTCCCCGGTCATCCTGCCGGTAACGGCCGAGAGCATGATCGTCTTGCCCGCGCCGGTGGGCGCAACGCCCAGCGTGTTGGCGCGGGTCGAGAGCGCAGCGAGGCTGCGCTCCACGAAGAGTTTCTGGCGGGGACGGAGGAGCATCGCGCCCTCACTGTGCCCAGGCGGGACGGCCCGGCACCGGCGATGCCGCAGGCTGCTGGACCGGCTGCTGCGGCGCGGGTTGAACTGGCGGCTGATACCCGTGCTGCGCCGCCAGTCCCATGACCTGCGCATAGTCGCGGTGGTCGGGCGTGACCGCGGCGCGGATCTCGTTCTCCTCCTCGCCCATGGCGTCGCTGCCGACGTCGATGCGGGCGACGAACTCGATCCCGTCGAGATCGGCGAATCCGCCGATCCGCCGCGCCGCCTGCGCCTGCGGGGACTGATCCTTGTCGGAGATCCCGCGCGCCGAGTTCAGCATCCCGCGGATCAGGCTGCGGCCCATGTTTGCCCAGTCCGGGCCCTTGGGGCTGTAGAGACCGATCAGCGTGAAGATCTTGCGCCGGGCGTATTGGCCCTCGGTGACCGTGAACTCGCCGTTGAGGTAGACAGCCCCGGTCGAGCCACGGGTGGCATAGCCACCGGTCCAGCCCTGCGACGGGTCGTCGAAGCCGCCGGGGCGGATGGTCAGCCGCACCTTGGCGAGCGTCCCCTTGGGGATGAGGTTCGTGTTGGATTGCGCATCGTTGAAGTCGTTCCAGAGACCGGACATGGCTCGGGTCCTTTCAGTTGGTGGGAGCGGATTGGGTGTCGGGCGCTGGCGCACCGGGCGGCGGGGGCAGCTGCGGCGGCGAATAGGTCAGCCGCCGTTCCGCAGGGATCAGCGGGCCGCGGATCTTCTCCATCAGCCGGCCGAGATGAGGCTCTTCGACCAGGTCGAGACGACCGGACCGGTCCTTCGCCGGGTAGCCCCACGGGTTCAGCGTCTGGCAGACGAAAGCGCGCTGGGGCCGGTTCATCTCGTCCGGCAGGCTGGCCATGGTGATGACCTGATCGACGATGCCGGGCAGCTCGAGCCCGGTTTTCGAGCCATCGATCTGCGGGACGAAGACCTTGCGATTGAAGTCGTCGAGCTTCTCGTCGAGGATCCCGACGAACCAGACATTCTTGCCGCGCGTGTGCTGGAGGTGGGTCAGCCAGCCGATCATTTCGCGCCCGTGAAGCCCGTAGGCGCCGCGCACGTCCGGCTTGCCGGTCTTCTCTGAATGCGCCTCCGGCTGACCGCGACACCATTGGAAGCAGAGCCGCCCGGCCACGGTGATCGAGTCGATGAAGACCGTGTCGTATTTCGCGAGGACGCGCGGATCTCCGAACCGCCCGCACACCTCGTCGAAATGCGCCTGACTGTAGGGCTGTTCGGGCCGGAGCGCCGGGTTCGGGCCGCCGATGAAGACCGCGAAGTCCCGACACTCCTTCCATGTGCGCGGCCGGACCACGTCGATGAGCATTCCCTCGATGGCAAGGTCGCCCGCCTCGAGGTCGAAGAACAGAGTGGTCGAGGATTCGAGCGTCCAGAGCAGGCTGGTCTTGCCGATCCCGGACGGACCGAAGATCACGCCCTTGACGCCACGAGTCTCGGCCAGCCGCTGATCGGCGGTGATGATGGGGAGGCTCACGCGCGATCCTCCTGCGGCAGGATCGCGATCTTCAGCGCGCCGGTCTTCACGGTGCGGGCGGGCTCGAAGCCCTGGCGGATCGCCTCGGGCCAGGCGGCATAGGCGCGTTCGGGCACCTTGAAGCTGATCTCGACGTATTCGGACGGATCGTCGCCCGCGGCACGGATCCGCTCGACCATGGCGGCGAGCTGGGTCTGGTCCCATTCGACCCGCTTCGGCAGATCGGCGACCACGGTGAAATCGCCATCGGCAAGGCGGACGGTGCCGGTGTCCTTGCCGCAGGCGCGGCGGGCCTCGGCTGCGCGGGTGGCGTAGCGCACCTCGAGCGCGGTGGAAAAACGCGCGGTGACAGCCTTCATCTGCTTCGCGGCTACATCGATCTCGCGCTGCATTGCGGCCAGGAGCTCAACCGGCAGCTGGGCGATCTCGCCCGCGGGCAGGTTGATCAGCTCGTCGATGCTGGGGGTGTTCTCAGGGAATGGCATGGGGGTCTCCGTGATGGGGGGATGCGGTCAGGCGGCCTCGAGGAGGCGCATCGAAAGGGCAGCGCCGGCGGGACCGGGCTTCGGCCGGGCGACGGCGATGTAGGCGAAGTGGTCGGGGCCGAGCCGAGCCTGCACGAGGTGGACGAGCCGCTGCTCGGCGGCGCGCAGGGCCGCGGCGGCGACACAGCGCAGGGTGCGCTGCCGCTCCGGCGTGAGGTTCGAGACGGCGCCGGTGGCGTCGACGGCGAGGAACCCGCGGTGATAGACCAGCGCCTCGCCCGGGGCAGCCTGCGCGATCCAGGCAGACAGCCCCACCTCGTCGAGCGCGGGACCGGCGGCGCCGAAGATCGACACGACGCGGCTGCCGTGAATGGTGGACCGGCGCTCCATCATGCCGCCCCCCGCGCGCTGTCGGCGGTGTGCGTAAGCTGGTCTTTCTCGAAGGCCAGGATGTCCTCGAGCCGGTAGACCACCCGGCCGCCGAGTTTCATGTAGGCGGGGCCTTCCCCGGCCCATCGCCAGCGCTCGAGCGTGCGGTGCGAGATCGTCCAGCGCCGCGCGAGCTCCTTCTGTGTGAGGCAGGTCTTCTGCTGCATCGTCGTCTCCCGGTGTCGTTTGCCAGGAGACGATGCGAAATCCCGCGAGGGGATGTCGTCAGGATTGGAGTGGGATACGGAGGGGGATCGTAAGGAGCCTTTCAATCCAAGGGAGAACGGCTCTGTGGGGGATCGTCATCCCCCACTCATCCCCCGGCGCATCCCACCGCAGGGATCGGGAGGGCGCGCGGAGGGGCGGGATGACGCGGGCTCAGAGCCCGAGCAGGCGATAGGCGCCGCGGCCGTCCGACTCGATCAGCAAGCGCCAGTTCTTCTTCGACTTGAAGACATCGGACATCTTGAGGCTGCGCGAGCCCGCGGCGGCGAGGATCGCCTTACCGCTCTGCCAGGGCTCGCCTCGCCCAGCAGCCTCGTGCAGCGCGCGCACGACCTGCGCCTGGATCGCACCCAGTCGGAAGTGCTGTCCGTTGCAGCGGACGTCCTGGTAGTCGGCCGAGGCATGGAACGCGCCTGGACGCGGACCGGTGGCCGCACCGGCAAATCCTGTTTCTGCTTCAAAGCGATCGCGCTCTTCGCGCCGAAGGAAAAGATCGCGCTGCCGCACGGTGATGAGCTCTCGCTCCCCTCTCAGGCAGGCATAGTCGGCCTTGTGCGAGCGGAAGCTGCTGAGCTTCACCTCGCCATGCCGGAAAAGCTGGAAGACGTCATGGGCGTGGAGGTCGAGCAGCCCATTGAACGGGCCGCGCTCGAAGGGCACGGAGAATCGCTCCCCCTCCGGCGTCTCCTCGTAATCGCCGAGCTCGACGGCCAGGTTGAACACCCGGATCGACAGTCGCAGCTGGTCGTTCTCGGCGAGGTAGACGAGGTCCGCCTCGGACATGGACCAGCGCTCGAGGATCTCCGGCAGGGTGAAATACGACTTCTCGATCTCCATCCGGACCCCCGATTCCCATGCGCGATTGTTTAGGTTTTGTTCTAATCGCTTGACGGGTCCGCATCAATCCTGTTTTATCCTATTTCATCCACATATCCTTGGGGAAAACATGACCGAGCAGCATACCCTGGCCGACCGCCTGCGGGCCCGCGCCCATCAGCTCGGCCTGACGCCTGCCCATGTCGCCGAGATGGCCGGCGTGAACCGTTCCTTCGTCTACGACATCCTGCGCGGCCGCTCCACCCGCCCCGGCATCGACCGGCTGGCCGAGGTCGCCCGCGTGCTGAAGGTGGAGCGCGACTGGCTGATCCACGGCATCGGCGAGGTCGAGGGCACGCCCCCCTTCGTGAACAATCCCGACGATGCCTTCGTGGCCATCGCGCACGCCACCCCGCGCCCCGCGATGGGCGGCGGCGCGGTCGTCACCGAGGACGGCGACACCCCCGGCCGCGTCTATCACTTCCGCCGCTCCTGGATCCGGAACAGCCTGAAGGCCAGCCCGTCGCAGCTGCGCATCATGCATGTGGAGGGCGACAGCATGGCGCCGACACTGCTGAGCGGCGACGCGGTGCTGGTCGACATGACCCGCCGCGCCCCCAACCCGCCCGGCATCTTCGTTCTGGACGACGGGATGGGGCTGGTGGCCAAGCGGCTCGAGCACATCCCGAACAGCGACCCGCCCGCGGTGCGCGTCATCTCCGACAACAAGCACTACCCCGAATACGAAAGAACGGCCGACGAGATCCACATCGTCGGCCGCATCCGTTGGTTCGCGCGGGAGATCTGAGGTGATTGCGTTTCGGGAGCTCGACGATACGGATCCGGCGCTGGAGCACTCACCGCTGGTGCGAGGGATCGAGAAGACCTTCGCCTGGATCGGCGGGCATGGCGGCATCCCCCTGACGCCGTCCAAAGCATTCAAGCGGGTCTTCGTGCACTGGGCCGCGGCCGAGTTCGACTGGCCCGGCCACACCGAGGCGGACCTCTTCGCCGTCAACAAGGTGCTGAACGAGCCTGACTTCGCCCCGCTCATGGTGCTGCACGACCTGATGATCGCGATGAAGCTCGGCCGGCACTACAAGGGAGAGTTCCGCCTGACCAAGGCAGGCCAGGCGCTGGTCGGCCATCCCGGTCGGATCTTCGGCACGGTCGTCCCGTTCTTCCTGTTCCGGAACAACCACGCCAGCATGTCGCGCTTCGACGACGCGCCGATCCTTGGCAACTGGGACGTGTTCCTGAACGTGCTGAACGTCGAAACCGAGGACGGCGCCACCGGCGCCCACCTCCGCCGCGTGCTCTTCGGCGAGCCCGAGAGGGGGCCGCTCCCGTGCTACGACGAGGTGATGGGCCAGCTCTACATCCAGGTGCTGCGCCCGCTCTGCTGGGCGGGGCTGCTGCAGCAGGGACGCGGCACGGCCAACTATCGCTTCGAGGAGGCCGTGTTCATGAAAACCCCGCTCTGGCGGGCGGCACTGCAACTGGAGACGGATGTAATGGTTCGTGGGGCGACGCGGCATTGATCAAGTGGCGTGCTCGCTCGGATGGCTCTTCCAGGAGGCGCGAACTTGCGTTTGATCTGCTTTGAAGAGTTCCTGCATGCTATCAGAATCAGAATGGCGCTTGAGGTGGTGGAATGGAAGAACTGAGCAAAGAATGGTTCGAATTGCGCGACCATAGGCGGCGGCAGTTCTCTCGTGCGGTCTGGATCCCCATCTACGGAATTATCTTTCCAAAAAAGCATCTGGAATATCCAGAGATAGGCCACATCGAAGAGACGTTTGCAGTGGGCTCTGCGGTAATTTTCAATGATAGACGAAATGAAGCAGACGATCTGGAATGGCACTATTGGTCGCAAGACAACACGATTCCATACCTAACCGATGATGGGACTTACTGTGAAGCAGAAGCGTTTCACGATGGACCAGCCGGGAGGCTCGGGTTCCGGCTCGTGCTCAGTCAATACATTAATGCTATGCACCCAAGGCAAGTTTCCATTAATCAAGACTTCATCATGGCCTATGGTCTTATCGAAGAAGGAGATTCTTGGCTTCGTCCGAGTGAGGGTTATGAAGAGGTCATCAAGGTCAAAAGGGACGGTAGTGCCGAGATAAAGTTCGTCGAAGTTCGCGCAGAGTACTTGAAGGATTATTTGGCTGCGCGGAAAGCCGCCCTCCGGCTTTACTATTATCGACAACGTCGCGCGATACTCGACAAGGACCCCCAATTTGGATGGCCGAGCGATTTCTCGCTTGTCTCAGAGAAGAATTATTCGTGCGAGGTTAGATGCCACGAAATCGATGCGTCAGGCGATTTCCCCGGGACAACTTGGGCCGTCTTCAAGGCTTGGCGAACGGATGTCGACCCCGATGAAGAGGTTCCGGACTTTTCTGGTAATGATGACGAAGCCACGGCAACTGAGTCAACCAGCGGCGTGCGTGGTGTCGAAGGAGGCCGCTTCCTGGTAAGCGGCGAGATGTGGCGCGGAGAATGGATCGAGCCCGCAGCGGCGTCCTGCCGAGTAGGATTCAATGAGCCTAAAGAGACGCTTATGGTTCAGCCTGACGGTGACGGAGGACGTGTTGATCTCGAAACGTTGAATGTTGAAGAGGTGGGGAAGTACCTGTGGTTCAAACCCGATGTAGTCACTGCACTGCTCTCGAGGCGTGGGGGTAATCTAAGGTGGTACACGAGAGACACAGGTGGCGTATCGCCTTCTCCAAGTACGCCGCTTCATTTTGGCGTCAATAAACTTGGTTTGGTTAATGCTTATGCATACGATGTTGCGCGCAAGCCGCTATGGGAACGGCGGATATGGGTTGCCCACAACTGCAGACCAGATGGGGGTGTAGCCTCGGAGCTCCTGGAAGCACAGATGGCATGCAAGCCGGCTAACACGAAGTCACCCGAATTCCTTATCCAGAGCGCCGTATCATGGCTAGACCACGTCTTTATGAAGAAATTCGGTGAGTCACTGTTACGAGACCACCATGAAGTATCTGATCTTTCAGAAAGAATTCATAGGTTTCGCGGGCTTGACGAACATGGGCTTCGCTCTCTGGCGAAAGATATTGTGAAATATTCCATTGAGCGGATCAATAAGGCCAGTCTCGTTAGGGCGATCGATGGGGGAAAATCCGATTTGGGCACGCTCAAACTTTTGCAGCGCTTACTCGCAAAATACACAGAAGAAGGCTATGCGTATCGCAGAATGAGCCCCCTCTTTGGCATTTATGATCTGCGCGGTGCAGACGCGCACCTCTCTAGTTCAGACATCGAAGACTGCTACGTTAGGATCGGGATTGACCGAACAGTGCCGCATATTCAGCAGGCAGCGCAGATGATTGAGAACGTAGCCGAAGCCATTGGGGTGACGGGTGGCGACTTGAGGAAACACGTCCCAGAGCCCGACGCTCTATCCAGATAGCTGATGAGGCATAGCACGTCGCATTTCTGAATACCGGGCATATCGGAGATTCTTTCTTGGCGACCCGCATAGTGATCCGGATCTCTCGACGAGCGATGTGCTCGTGCGCTGTCGATTTCGCCTGCTTACGCGCTCCTACGACAACCCCTTGTTTTGACTTGAATTCCCTCGCCGCGACCGGCCAACACGGAGCAAACCGCCTCAGGAGGTTCACTCCCCATGCAAGACGACATCGCCTTCGCGCCGCCTGCCGAGACGCTCACGACTGATGAGCGGCTTGCGGAATTGGCCGCCATCCTCGCCAGCGCTATCGCGCGCACCAACGCACGGGAAACGAACGAGAATTCTCCGCTCGACGGAGTCAGTTCGCTGGACATTCTCGCCCTCAGACGCCGTCGTCGGAGACAGGTGCAAAACCGAGTTGGAGACGAGGCATGAGGAAAAACACAAGGAAATCAGGCGAAGAGGCCGCGCTTGCGCGCCAGGCTGATGGGATCGACGTCTTGGCTGAACTGGCGGCGCTGAAGGCGATGACGGTGCCCGAGCTGCAGGCCAATTGGCGGGTCATGTTCGGCGAGCCCGCGCCGAACGCCAGCCGCGGGAACCTGGAGCTGCGGATCGGCTATCGCATCCAGGAACTGGCCCATGGCGGCATCAAGCCCGCGACGCGGCGCACGCTGGACGCGCTGGCAGCCGAGGTCGCCACGGGCGCGCCGGGTCGGCTGATCGCGGATCCCCGCCGCCCGATCCCCGGCACCAAGCTGGTGCGCGAGTGGCAGGGTGAGGAGCAGGTCGTCACGGTGCTGACCGACGGCTTCGAATGGCAGGGGCGGCGCTTCAAGTCGCTCTCGGCCGCGGTGCGCGCGATCACCGGAAGTCACTGGAACGGGTGGAAGTTCTTCGGGCTGGCCCATGGCGCGGAAGCCCGCCCATGAGCCGCGCCAAGCCCGAACCCGTCCGCCGCCTGCGCTGCGCCATCTACACCCGCAAGTCGAGCGAGGAAGGGCTCGACATGGAGTTCAACAGCCTCGACGCGCAGCGCGAGGCCTGCGAAGCCTACATCGCCTCGCAGCGCGCCGAAGGCTGGGTGGCGCTCCGCGACCGCTACGACGATGGCGGCTTCTCTGGCGGCACGCTGGACCGTCCCGCGCTGACGCAGCTGATCGCTGACATCGAGGCCGGGCTGATCGACGTGGTCGTGGTCTACAAGATCGACCGCCTCAGCCGCGCGCTGATGGACTTCTCGAAGCTGGTCGAGATCTTCGACCGTCACGGCGTCACCTTCGTGTCGGTCACCCAGTCCTTCAACACCACGACGTCGATGGGGCGGCTGACCCTGAACATCCTGCTCAGCTTCGCGCAGTTCGAGCGCGAGGTGATCGGCGAGCGCATCCGCGACAAGTTCGCGGCCTCGCGCCGGAAGGGGATGTGGATGGGCGGTCCGGTGCCGCTCGGCTACGTGGTGAAGGACCGCAAGCTGGTGATCGAGCCCGCCGAGGCGGAACAGGTCCGGACGATCTTCCGCCTTTATGCCCGGTCCAGCTCTACCGCGCAGGTGCTGAAGGAACTGCATGCCCGCGGGATCCGCACCAAGCGCGGCGCGGTGTTCGACCGGGGCTACCTGCTGAAGTTCCTGCACAACAAGGTCTATCTTGGCCTCGCCGTGCACAAGGACGAAGTCCATCCCGGCGAGCACATGGCGATCATCGACCAGAAGCTGTGGGACGAGGTCCACGAGGTCATGGCTAACAATCGTGTCGCCCGGGCGGCGGTGGCACGCACGGCGCAACCGGCGCTCCTGCGCGGGCTGATCTTCACCGAGACGGGCGCCGCCATGACGCCCCACCACACCAAGCGGAAGGGCAAGCGGTACTGCTACTACACCTCGATGGACGTGATCCGGAAGCGCCCAGCGGCCGAGCTGCGCGGGCCCCAGCGGTTGCCGGGTGCCATGGTCGAGGAGGCCGTCATCGGCGAAATCCGCCGGATGCTACGCACGCCCGAGGTCGCGGCGCGCACCGCGCGGGCGGTGCGGAAGGACCGCCCCGATCTCGATGAGACCACCGTTGTCGCCGCGCTGGCGCAGTTCGACGACCTGTGGAAGGCGCTCATCCCGGCCGAGCAGGCGCGCATCGTCCAACTGCTGGTCGCGCGCATCACGGTAAGCGAGGCGGGCCTCGCCATTGACCTGCGCCATGATGGCCTCGGCGCCATCGCCGCCCTTATGGCCCCGCCGAAGAAGGAGGTCGCCTGATGCCCGCGCCCGAGACCCTGCGCATCCACATCCCGCTCGAACTGCGCCGTCGCGGCGGCCGCCCCCGGATCCTGCCGCCGAAGCATGTCGAGGCCGCCATGGGTCGCGGGCAGGATCCTCACCTTCTGCGCGCCATCGGCCGCGCATGGGGCTGGCGGCAGCGGCTGGAACGCGGCGACGTCGCCACGCTCGCCGACCTCGCCGCCGACGAGGGCCTGTCCGACCGCTATGTCAGCCGCCTCCTGCGCCTCGCCTGGCTCGCGCCCGATGTGCTCGAGCGCATGGTCGTCCACCGCGAGCCGAGCACGATCAGTATCTACGACCTGTGCTTCGTGGCGTCCCTGCCGTGGGACGAGCAGCCAGGCCGGGTGTTCGACTGATCGAGTGGCCTTCGCCGCTCGACCGGGGGTCGAGCGATGAACTGGCGCCTGCACAGGTTATCGTCGATGCGTCGCGGCGATCTTGTGGTTCCAATTTCGCAGCCACGCGAAACGCTCTGAATCCTGCTCGAGCAGATAGTGCCGGATACGATCTCGCGCATCGGGTTCCGAACGGATCAGCAGCGCCCGCAGATCCTGGTCAATGGCCCGGCGCTCGGCGCCCAGTGCCTCGGCTTTCGCATACCACTCGTAACCGGCTGCGAGATCCCCAAGCCCCATCGAGACAGCGCCAAGCAGCGTGCACGGCCTGAAGTCGGCCGGGGTCAGTTCGTGCGCCTCCAGCCCGAGTGTCCTGGCTTCGGTGAGGCGGCCAGCATCGCGCATCGCGCCTCCGCGCGTGGTCAAGAGCGCCGATCTCGGTTTCGGGCTCCGTCCCGCCTTGCCGAGCGCCGCCTCCGTTACCTCCAACGCCTGCTGGGGTTCATCAGCCTTCCGCCAATGCGCACTGGCATTTACGGCATCCCACGGATCGCGGCTTTCTTCCCATGCCTTGGTGAGCTCTTCGGCTTCCAGCCGATGCCACGCTTGCTGCAACGCATCGGTCCAGCAGTCCACCGCCTCGGTCGACAGCCAGGCGACATCTTCGGGCGCCAGGCGGTTACCGCTTGCCACCTGCTTCAGCAGCCGCATTGCACGCGGGTAGTGCTCGGTCTCGATGAAGCCGATCCCGAACCGATCCCGCAACTCGCGGGCTTCGCGCTTCCGGCGCAGCACGGGGTCATTCTCCATTGCAGCGAAGCGCGCCTTGACCGCGGCATCAATCGCCTCGGCCTTTCGGGCCTGTTCGGCTGCCACCCTGTCGGCTTCGTCCTTCGCGCTTTGGATACGGGTTGATCGCTCGCGCGCCGCAGCCTCCTCGAAGGCAGGGCGATCGATCTGACCGGTTGCCAGCGCCAGAAGAGAGTTGAGCCCGCCGGAGGTCAGAAACGCCTGCGCCAAGGAGGTCAGCGTCTCGCCTGCCTCGATCTTCTGCAGAATTCCGTTCAACCGCGCCCCGACGAGCGCGGCGCCCGGCAGGTCATCGACAAGATACTTTTCCGCCAAACCGGTCTGAGACGATCCGGGCAT